GTTCGTGATGGCTGACCCGGATCGCGACCTGATGCTCAAGAGCGACGTGCGCCCCGGTGCTGGCTCCAAGACGGAAAAGGGTGGTGCCGCTCCGGCGCGCACCACGGAGCTGTCGGGACGTGATCGCATCAAGGCGGCGCTGGCAGCGAAGAAGTGATTTTCGCTTGACAAAGGTAAGTCACGGGTGACATAGTTTATCCCGCGACTTGCCTGAGTCACCTGCCCAACGAAGGATTTTTGAAATGCCTCTCCTGAAAGCCGAAGCCGAACTGCTGAGCAACAACCAGCTCGAAGCCGGCGTCATCGAAGAAATCATCGACAAGGACGAGATGTACGCCCTTCTGCCGTTCATGAAGGTGGTCGGCAAGGCGTACGTGTACGACCGCGAGAACACGCTCGCGACGGCCGACTTCCTCGATCCGAACGACACCGTGAACGAGGGCTCCTCGAACTTCACCGAAGTGGTTGCCAAGCTGCGCATCCTCATCGGCGACGTGGACGTCGACAAGTTCCTGCAGGAGACGATGGACGACACGAACGATCAGAAGGCGATCCAGCTGGCGATGAAGGCCAAGGGCCTGTCGCGCAAGTTCAAGTCGACCCTGATCAACGGCAACAACAGCACCGCTCCGAAGGAGTTCGACGGCCTGGCTCGCCTGGTCACGTCGGGTCAGACGATCGACGCTGGCACCAACGGTGCTGCCCTGACCCTGTCCATGCTCGACCAGCTGGCCGACACCGTCACCAACGGCGCCGACTGCTTCATCATGCGCGCCGGCACCATCCGCGCCTACCGTGCGCTGCTGCGCGCCACCGGCGGCACCGACGCTGCCATGATCGAGATCGAGAACTTCGGCGTGCCGGTTCTCGCCCACAACGGCATCCCGATCGTGCGCAACGACTTCCTGCCGACCAACGAGACGCTGGGCACCGGCACCAACCTGTGCTCGATCTACGCGGCGCGCTTCAACGAAGCCGATGGCGTGCACGGCATCTACGGCGGCGCCTCTGCCGGCATCCGCGTCGAGGACATCGGCACGGTGCAGAACAAGGACGCCACCCGTACGCGTCTGAAGTGGTACTGCGGCCTCGCGCTGAAGTCCACCAAGTCGCTGGCACGCCTGCGCGGCATCACCAACGTCTAAGGCGTTGGCAAGTAAGTCACGGGTAACGTAAGATGGGGCTGCTGCGAGGCAGCCCCATTTTCATTTGTAGGAGAACCCCAACCATGCCCAAGATCCGAATCATCGACCCCGCCTGGCGCAATTTCAGCGGCGCCTTCGGCCCGGTCGAGTTCGTCGACAACGTGTCGGTCGAGGAGGTCGACCGCGCCACTGCCCGCAAGCTCGCCGACCTGGTGCAGATCGAGTGGGAAGACGGCACCAACCCGTCGAATTCGCAGCTCACCATCGACGCCAAGGCGATCCCGATGCAGGTGGTCAACGACGGCCTGCAGACCGGCCAGCCCGACGGGCGCACCGTCAACAAGACGTTCTACACGCGCGAGCAGCTGACCGCCATCGCCGACAAGGACGGCATCGAGGGCGTGCGCAAGATCGCCACCCCGCTGGGCATCAACGGTCGCGCCATCAAGGGCCTGATCGAAGCCATTCTCAAGCTCCAGGGCGATGACCCGGACGCCCCGCAGGAGATGCTGGTCGGCTCGAACCTGCAGCCCTCGGAGTTCGAAGTCGACGGCAAGAAGATCCCGCTGGGCGACGTCGTGCGTCTCGCGTTCAAGACGTGGGCCGAGCAGCCCGGCAACGCCACGCACAACGGCGTGGCCGACTGGAACGCGCTGCCCAACGAGATCCGCGAAGACGCCATCTTCCAGGCCGCACGCATCCTGACGCACGGCGCGGTGCTGCACAAGGAACCGGGCACGCCGGCGGCGGAGTAACGCCATGCAGGTGTTCCTCGCCGACCAGGACATCCGGGTCACCTTCGACCTGACCGAGCTCGAGCTGGAGCCAACCAGCGTCGAGTACCGGGTGGTCGACGGTGACGACGTGGAGCTGATCGCCCAGACGATCGCCGGCGACTTCGTTGTCGGCTCGGGCGAGTACGTGCTGACCGTGCCGGCGGCGAACAACCAAGTCGCACCGGTGGCGCCCTACGACGGGCGCACCTTCGTGCCGGCCACCGCGGCGCGCACCGTCTACCTGTGGGTGACGGGCACCGGCGCCGCCTCGGGCACGGTCTTGCTGCAGCAGCACTACCTGCTGACGCTGGAAGACCGCCTGCTGGTGCCCCAGTCGTCGTTCCAGACGCTGGCCGGTGCCGAGCAGGTGGCGCTCGACCTGGTGCAGATTGACGCCTGGGAAGCCGCCAGCGAGCGCGACAAGATCGGCGCGCTGATGCAGGCGCGCGACCACATCGCCAGCATGTCGTTTCGCTTCAAGCCCGAGGACTGGCAGTCGCGGGTCATGCCGGTGACGAGCCTGCATGACTTCGCGTTCATGACCGCCGACGAATGGGCGACGATGGACGCCAACTTCAAGCGCGACCTGAAGCGCGCCCAGGTGATCGAAGCTGCGCACATCCTGGAAGCGGACGAGCACGAGAGTGCGCGCGAGCAGGGCATCGTCAGCAAGACCGTGGGCGAGTCGAGCACCACCTACCGTCAGACGCGCCGCGCCCAGATGCCGCTGTGCGAGCGTGCGATGCGCGTGCTCGCCAAGTACATCTCCACTCCACGGATCGGGCGCGCATGAGCGCTGCGCTGGACCTGATCGACATGGGCGCTCGCCGCTACGAGCGCGCCCACGAGCAGACGCAGTCCGAGCTGAAGCTCGCGCTGGCCGAGCACATGGACATGCCCAGCGCCCACACTCACGCCGCGCTCGGGCACCTGGCGCTCGCCCTGCGCGAAATCCGCGTGCGCGCCTCCCACGAGATCGCGCCGGCTGCTGGCGGCGAGCTGCGTCAGCTGGTCAACGAGGTGCTGCTGCAGGCCGAGGAAGACACCGGGCTGGAGCTGAGCGACGACACGCGCAAGACGCTGTTCGGTCTGGTCGACCGCTCCGTCGAGACCGCCATGAACCAGCTGCGCGACGCGCTGCGCCTGGACGAGGACACCGCGCTGCAGACCATGCGCCGGGCGCAGCTGCGCGGCGCGATGAAAGCGGCCACCGGGGTGGATCCCCACATCGCCTTTCGCATGAGCAAGAGCGGCTCCATCGCCGGGCTCGCGTTCACCCGGCGTGACCGGGCGGGCCGCGCCTGGCAGACCACCGTCTACAGCCGCACGGTGGTGCGTGCGCTGCTGGTCAACACCTACGTCGAGTCCTTCGCGATGACGCTGCTCGCCAACGGCATCGACCGCGCGAAGGTCAACGCAGCAGACGAGGGCAGGGCGCCGCACTGGCTGCAGTTCAGCCTGGTCAACGACGACAACGCCTATGTGGGCGAGGACTTCCTGGTGACGCTGGACGAGGCGCAGCAGGCGTACTTCCACCCGAACGCCACACGGCTGCCGGAGCGCGTATGAACGTGATCCTGCGCCGAGTGCGCTCCTACGACGTCTACGGACAGCCCGTCCTGAGCGCGGCCAAGACCGAGCCGCTGGTGGGCATCGTCAAGCTGCGCCGCGAAGCGCAGCACACCACGGTGCGCGCCGACAGCTCGCAGTCGCGCGGGCACGCCGACGAGTTCGTCGCGACCACCAAGTTCCTGCTCGTGCCGCGCACCGCGGCGGAGATCGGCGACCAGCTCGAGTTCGGCGGCGTGAGGGTCAAGATCACCACGAAGTGGGCGCAGTACGACACCGCCGGGCGCATCGACCACTACGAAGTGACGGGGGAACTGTGGGCATAACCAAGGTCCAGTTCGACGTCGCCGCGATCGAGGCGAAGATCCGCCAGGTGGGCGAGCGCTCCGTCAAGGGCGGACTCAACGTCATGCGCGAGGAGGGCGACCGCATCGTCGACCTGGCGCGCGAGTACGCCCCGTACGACGAGGGCAAGCTGGAAGCCGCCATCGAGCGCAACGACGCCGAAGAGCGCGACGACAACCGCCGCGCCGTGGTGCAGGTCTGGGTCAACCCGGAACGCCCGGGCTCCGGTGGATTGCGGGTGGGCGAGTACGCTTACCTGATGCACGAGGGGCTGGGCCCCTACGGCGACGGCACCTACGGACCCGGCCCGGGCACCCGCGACAAGCAGGACATGGGCATGGACGCGGGCGGCAAATACTTCGAGCGGGCGATCCGCCGGCGCGCGGGCGAGCTGGGCAAGAAGCTGGCAGCGATGTACCGGAGGATGTTCAAGTGAACCTGAACCCCATCGCCAAGCGCATCGAGGACGCATCGGTGGCGATCCGCGGGCGCGACCTGTTCATCAACATGATGCCGGCGGACAAGACCGGCATCTTGCTGCGCGACTACTTCGGCGGCACTGCGATCGACCACTACCTGCCGGGCTATTTCAAGACCAGCTTCATGGTGATCGTGCGTCACCCCAGCTACCAGAGCGCCGAGCAGCTGATCAAGCGCGCGGTCGCCGCGCTCATCGTCGAGCAGAAGACCACCGTCGAGGGGGTCGTCTTCCACTACATCCGCCCGCGGGGGCTGCCGTTTACCTACGCTCCGTCGCCGGGACAGAACCACGAGTTCGCGGTGAACATGGACTGCTGCTTCATTGACGCGGCACCATGGGCCGTGTAGCATAAATCACCCGTGACTTATCCAACCTGAGAACCCTCCTCAAGGAGCAAACTGAATGGCTTCGAATACCCAGAACGTCAAGCTGGGCGTGTGCAAGATTTTCTACGACGGCATCGACCTGGGCTACACCAAGGGCGGCGTCGAGGTGGAAGTGTCGACCGAGACCCACAAGGTCGAGGTGGACCAGTTCGGCAAGACGCCCATCAACGAGCTGATCATGGGTCGCCAGGTGAAGGCCACGGTGCCGCTCGCCGAGACGACCGTCGAGAACCTGGCCCGCATCATGCCGGGTGCCACCGTGGTCGCCACCGGCGGCGCGAAGGCGACCGGCACGATCACGTTGGGCGCCAACCCGACCAACGGTCAGACGCTGATCGTCAACGGCTACACGGTCAAGTTCGTCACCGCCGCGGCTGCTGCCGACGAGGTGACGATCGGCGCCAACGCTGCCGCGACCGCCGCCGCGCTGAACACCTTCCTGAACGCGCACACCGATCCGAAGATCGCCGTCGCCCAGTACAGCGTCGCCGCCGCGGTGGTGACCGCCACGTACAACGACTACGGCACCGAAGGCAACAGCTTCACGCTGGCTGCGGGCACCTCCGGCGCGACCCTCTCGGGCGCGACGCTGGCTGGCGGCACCGAGCCGACCGCCAAGCGCGTGGACGTGACCGACGCGATCTCGGTGAACCTGCTGGCGATCGCCAAGGAACTGCGTTTCCACCCGCAGGAGCGGGCCGAGAGCGACAAGTCCGACGACTTCGTCATCCACAAGGCGGCGACCCCCGGCGCGCTGAAGTTCGCCTACAAGCTCGAGGACGAGCGCATCTTCAACTGCGAGTTCATGGGCTACCCGGACCCGACGACCCGCAAGTTGTTCAGCCTGGGCGCGTAAGTACCCAGTGACTTAGCGGAGCCGGCGGGTGCTGGCTCCGCCTTTCAACATCAAAGGAGTGTGACCACATGAAGACCCTCAACCTGGACGCCCTGGCGAAGGTCGAGCTGACCGTGACCCTCAACGGCAAGGACCACCAGGTCAAGGAGATGGGCGTCGACGATTTCATCCAGGCATCGGCGGAAGCCGAAGCCATGAAGTCCCTGGACGGCGATTCGCTGAAGGAAAACATCAGCGCCACGATCAAGCACCTGCACCGGGTGCTGCCGACGATCCCCGAAACCGAGATCCGCGCGCTGAGCGTCTCGCAGCTGGCCGCGCTGGTCGCGTTCGTCAACGGCACGCTCGAAGACGAAAAGCACAAGGGCGAGGACAGCGCAAAAAACTGAGCGGTGGCGTTGAAAGCATCGACTTCGGATACCTGTTCTTCCGGGTCGTTCAGTTCTACGCCATCACCCCCAACGAGCTGCTGCAAACCCCGATCCGCCTCTTCTGGCAAGCAGCAGCGCAGATCTCCCGAATCGAAGCAGAACAGGACCGTCGACGCTTGCGCATCGCGGTTTCGGCACAGAGCGCCGAGGCAGCCGGAAACCTGCACGAGGAGCTCACCAAAGAGGTCGGCGAGGTGGCAACAGTGGCACCGGCTGACCCACTGAAGGCGAAGTTTGATCGAGAAGGATTCGAGAAGCTGAGAGACCTGGCAGGTTGACCAGGTCGATAGGGGCCACAAGGCCCCATTTCTTTTTGGACGACGTGAATGGACCTTGGTGACCTGAAAGTAAACCTGCGCCTCATGGCCGATGGCTTCGAGGTCACCGCTCGTCGCGCCGGCCAGGTGCTGCGCACCCTGTCGGGCAACTTCGATCAGACCGCGGCAGCGGCGCGGCGCACCGAGGATGCGATGCACCGCTCGATGGGCAGCTTCAAGAGCACCGTCGTCACCCTGGGCGCGCTGCGGTTCGCGCTGATGGACCTGGACGACTTCCTGCTCGCGTTCCCGAAGTCCGTCGCCCGCGCCGGCGGCGAGTTCCAGCGCATGCAGACCCTCATGGAGGGCCTGTCCAAGTCGAGCGACGAGCTCACGCGCAAGATGGAAGGCGTGCGCGACATGGCGACGGTCATCGACTTCGCCAAGCGGGCGCCGTTCGAGATGAAGGCGCTCACCGACGTCTTCGTCAAGCTCAAGACCGCCGGGCTGGACCCCGCGGCCGGCTCGATGGAAGCGCTCGTGCAGTCGGGCGCCAAGTTCGGTGCCACCTCCGACACCATGAAGCGCGCCGCGGTCGCCATCCAGCAGATGAGCGGCAAGGGCGTCGTCTCGATGGAAGAACTGCGCCAGCAGCTGGGTGAGGCGATCCCCAACGCGATGCAGCTGATGGCGCGCGGTCTGGGCATGAGCGTCGCCGAGCTGACCGACAAGGTGAGCAAGGGCGTCGTCAAGTCCAGCACCGCCATCGCGCGCATGTTCGCCCAGATGGAGCTCGACGCGAAGGGCTCCGCCGAGCGCATGGCCGCTACCTTCCCCGGCGCGCTGGAGAAGCTGAAGACCGACTGGGAGCTGTTCCAGAAGACCGTCGCCGACCAGGGCTTCCTGAGCGCGCTGGGCTCCGCGATGAAGGAGCTGTCGGACTTCCTGAGCTCGCCGGCGGGCCAGCAGTTCGCCGTCTCGGTGGGGCGCGGCCTGCGCGACCTGACTGAAGGGGCGATCGAGTTCGCCCGCTGGCTCGCGCAGAACATCGAAGGTGTCAAGAACCTGGGCATCGCCCTGGTGTCGGCATTCGGTGGCAGCAAGCTCGCCGGCGCCTACCAGTCGATCAGCGGTCGCATCAACGCGGTACGCCAGCAGCAAGAGCGTGTCGCGGAAGAAGCCCGGGCGAACAACGCTCGCGAACTGCAGGCGCTGGACCGCAAGCAGCAGGCGCTCACCAAGCAGCTTCGCACCCAAGAGCAGCACCTGCGGATGGAGACCGAAGCTCGTCAGCAGGCAATCGGTGCCGAGCTCGAGCGCTTCAACCAGTACAAGGCGCAGCAGCTGGCCGGTCTGCAGGAGATCCGCCAGGCCAAGCGCCAGGCGGCGCAGGAGGAGATCACCCAGCTGCGCTCGCTGCAGGCTGACCGTGCCCGCATCCTCGCCGAGGAGCGCCGGCAGGGCGCCACCGGCGGGTTCAACGTGACGGGCACCACCCCGGGTGCGCGCCCTGCGAATCCGGGCGCCCTGCTGGGCGGGGCGACGTCGGGCTCCGCACTGCGTGACATCGAGCGCCAGATCGACGCCCAGCGCCGGCGTGTGGCCGCGACCATCGCCGAAACCAAGGCGGTGGGCGACCTGATGAACGCCAAAGCAGCTGAGCAGCTGCATGCGAACACGGGGCTTGGCAACCTGGAGCGGCAGATCGCCCGCACCCGCGAGCTGATCGACGCCAACGGTCGACTCATCACTCAGAAGCGCGAGATCCCCACGGTGGTCGGCCAAGCCACCAGCGCGGTCGGCGCGTTCGCCCGCTCGCTGGCCGGCAGCATCGGCTTCGCAGCAGCGTTCTACGCGGCGATCGAGGCGCTCGTGTGGATCTACAACAAGCTGACCAAGGCGGCGCGCGAAGCTGCCGCGGCGCAGCTGGCGTCCCAGCGCGCGAAGGTCGGTCAGGCGATCGACGACGACCCGCAGACGCTGCAGTCGGACATTGCGAACAAGCAGAAGGAGCTGGCAGACCTCGAGCTGCAAAAGCGTCGCGCGACCGCGGGTCTCAAGCGCACCGGTGGCGCGTCGTTCGAGCTTGAGCTTCAGCGACTCAATCCGCAGATCGACGCATTGCGGGCACAGATCAACGGGCTGCAGAGCGACCTGGCGAAGGCGAACGAGACCGTTTCGAGCAACCGGGTGATGCGCGATTCGCAGTCGCTGCTGACCAAGATCGAGCGCGAGGCCGACGCCCTGCTCAAGCAGACCGACATCTTCACCCGCTACCGCAAGCTGGCGGCGGACGAGGAGGCAGCCTCCCGGGCGGGCAACAAGGAGGCGCTGGACAAGACGCGCACCGAGATGACCAAGATGGGCCCGGAGCTGGCCCGGGCGAAGCTCGACATCTACGCAAGGGCGTCAGATGCGGCGATCGCCGGCATGAAGGGCGTCGACGCCAAGACGGTCGAAGCGGTCAAGAATGGTGCCGCGGACATGCGCAAGTCCCTGGTGGACAACCTGCGCATGATCGAGAGCCCGGACGTCCTGACCAAGGGCAAGAAGGACAAGAAGACCAAGGGTGACTCGCCGTTCGAGAACTTCATCCAGTCGCAAGAGCGCGCCATTCAGCAGCTGCGCAACCACGCCGACACCTGGCGTGATGGCATCGTCACGATCGAGGACCTGAAGCGCAACGCCGAAGCCACGATCGCGGAGATGGAGAAGTTCGGCGACTTCGGCAAGGGCGTCAAGCTCAGCGCAGGGCAGCGCAACCAGGCAATCGAAGCCATCTTCGGGCGCTCCAAGCTCGAGGCGATCGAGCAAGCGCGCTCCAAGCTGATCCCGCTGCTGCGTGACCTGGGTGCGGAGGAGGCGCGCGTCGCGGAAGTGTTCTCCGGCGAGAAGGTCTACAAGCAGGACCGCCAGGTCAAGGCGGCGGAACAGATCATCCGCCAGCTCGAGCCCTGGAAGGACGTGCTCAAGGCGCTGCTCGACGAGGCTGGTCTGACCTGGGAGCAGTTCACCGCGAAGCTGCGTCAGCCGGCCAACTTCACCGCGCTGGCTGCAGTCACGGAAAGCCTGCGCGACGCAACCAAGCAGCTGGAAGACGACCTGGTGACCGACGACCGGGAGCGCCAGCGCATCATCACGCGCACCCGCATCGAGGAGGCGGGCAAGCGCCTGGCTGCCGAGACGACTACGCTGCTCGCCACGGGCAGACTCAATGACGAGCAGATGCGTCGCATCCGCGAGTCGTACGCCGCGCTGCAAGGCTACATCGACCGCGAGAACGCCGCGCTCGCGATCAAGACCCGCACGCTCGGGCAGCAGCTGGCAGATGAATGGTCCAAGGGCATGCTGTCCATGGAGCGCGCCACCGCGCGCTGGGCGGATGACTTCGTCGACCGCCTGGTCGACGGCGCCGACAAGGTCGACAAGATCGTCAAGGATATGGTCATCGGCGCCCTGAAGGACATGGCGAAGATCAAGATGAAGGAGACCATGTCCGGGGGCATCGGCACCATGCTCGACAGCATGACCGGCTCGCTGGGCAGCCTGCTGGGGCTCAAGGGCGCCGGTGGCGCGCAGCGTCAGCCCACCGTCAACGCGGATGGCTCGACCAATGTGCGCATCGTGGGCGGCAACGGTCCTGACGTGCCGGGCGCCGGTGCCGAAGCGCAGCAGACGAGCTTCCTGGACAAGCTGCAGCAAGGCATGTCTCGGGTGTGGAACTGGGCCCAGTCGGCGTTCACCCGCGTGACCAATTTCCTCACCGAGAACCTGACGTTGGCGTTCGACTCGCTCAAGGGCGTGCTCAGCCAGATCTGGAGCTCGGTCAGCTCCGCGGCCAGCAGCATCCCGTGGGGAGACCTGGCGGCTGCGGCGGCGAGCTTCTTCGGCTTCGCCAACGGCGGCATCATGACCCAGCATGGTCCGGTGTCGCTGCGCGCGTACGCCAACGGCGGCATCGCCAACCGTCCGCAGCTGGCGCTGTTCGGCGAAGGCAGCCGTCCCGAGGCGTTCGTGCCGCTGCCCGACGGCAAGCGCATCCCCGTCGCGCTGCAGGGCGGCGGAGCTGGTGCCCCGGCTGCGCCAGCGACGGTCAGCGAGGCGCCCCAGGTCACGGTGAACCTCATCAACCAGAGCGGTCAGCAAATGGACGCGAAGCAGGGCGCCATGAAGTTCGACGGGCGCCAGGCGGTGCTCGACATCGTGCTGCAGGGCGCCTCCCAACCGGGCCCGTTCCGCGACAGCTTCCGCAACGTGATGAACCAGAAGTAGAGCCATGCCCGCACCGATCTTTCCGACCCTGCCCAGCGGGTCCCTGCCTGACTCCAGCAAGTTCGAAATCGAGCTGGAGGACAACACCGTCAGCGAGGAGCTCGAGGGCGGCTACACCATCACCCGGGCGCGCACCACGCGCCGGGGGCGGCGCATCTACAAGGTGGGCTTCACGTTCATCACGGAAGCCGACCGCGCCGCGCTCGAGCAGTTCTGGGAGACCACCAGCGGCAACGCGCTGATCTTCGTGTGGACCAACCCCCAGGACAACGTGCAGCAGAACGTGCGCTTCAAAGGCACCCTGAGCTTCAAGTACGTGGGTCGGCTGAGCGAGCAGCGCTGGGATTGCGACTTCAAGGTGCAGCAGGCATAATAAGTCAGCAATGACTTATACAAAGCAAAGCCTCTCCGTCGCGACGGCTCTGGAGAAGAACCGTCTCGACTCCGATGTCCCGTTCCTGGTTGCCCTCGACATCGAGGTGGTGAACCCGGCGACGGCCGTTGTCGTGGAGGTGCTGCATTTCGTGCTCAACAGCGAGGAGATCACCTTCAACGGGATCGCCTACCAGCCCGCCATCTTCGATGTGAAGTTCTCCAACGAAGCGGGCGCGCAGAGCACCGTCGACCTGACCGTCAAGGACCTGACCGGCGCGGTGCAAGCGCGCATGGAGGAGTACGGCGGCGGGGTGGGCTTCAACGTCACGATGTACGTGCTCAACGCCGGCGCGCTCGACGAGGAGCCCGAGGTGGTGGAGTTCTTCCAGGTCACCGGCTCGAGCGCCGCGGACTACCACTGCCACTTCCGCCTGGGCGCGGAGAACGAGGTCATGAAGACCTTCCCGCGCCGGCGGCAGACCAAGGACTTCTGCCAGTGGCGCTACAAGGACCCGGTCACCTGTCGCTACACCGGCGGGCTCGCCACCTGCGACCTGACGCTGCAGGGCTCCAACGGCTGCGCGGCGCACAACAACACGATCAACTTCGGCGCCTATCCCGGGCTGAACAGCAACGGGATGCGCTATGCGTAGCCCGCTGCCGCCCTGGTCTGACCTGATCGGCAAGCCCTTCGAGTACGGAGCGCGCGGGCCGGACAAGTTCGACTGCTACGGCCTAGTCATCGAGATGCACCGCCGCCGCGGCATCGTCATTCCCGAGTACGTCTCGCCCACCAAGCTCGAGGAGATCGCCGTGCTGATGGCGGGCGAGAAGCGTCACTGGCAGCTGCTGGCGACGCCCGAGCCGGGCTGCGTCGTCGCGATCCGCGTGCGCCGCATGGTCGCCCACGTCGGCGTGGTGATCAGTCGGACCGACTTCCTGCACACCTGGGAAAGGACCCACGGGGTCACCCTGGAACCGCTTTCGCTGTGGGAGCGCCACATCGAGGGCTTCTACCGCTTCGCCCCATGAGCAGCTGCACCCTCAACCTCGTCGAGCTGCCCAACCCGCTCAAGCCGCACGAGATCTTCAAGTCCACCCGCGAGTTCAGTGTCGGCGCGTCCGTGCAGGACCTGTACCCGCGCGTCGGCACGGTCGAGCTCGTCATCGCCCTGAACGGCAAGATCATCCCTGCCGAGGAGCGCGCCACGACGCCGATCTCGGACGGCGACTACCTGGTGGTCGCCCCGGTGCTGCACGGCGGCGAAGACGGCAAGCAGGTGCTGCGCATCGTCGCGCTGATCGCGCTGGCGGTGTTTGCCCCGGCGGTGGCCGCGCAGCTGTCGTTCGCCATGGGTGGGGGCATGTTCCTGGGCTCGGTGACGGGCCTGGCGGTGATGGAGGCGGGCGTGATGCTCGCCGGCGGCATGCTCATCAACGCGCTGCTGCCCCCGCCCAAGCCCAAGCAGCCGCAGGAGAGCTCGCCCACCTATGGCATCGACGGCGCGAAGAACACCTCCGCCGAGGGTGTGCCCACGCCGGTGATCTATGGGGAGTTCCGCTACGGCGGCAACATCCTGAACAACTACGTCGTCAACGACGGCGACACCCAGTGGCTGTACATCCTGCTCAATGCGGGTGAGGGCCCGATCGGTGTGATCAACGAGCAGAGCATCGAGCTCAACGGCCAGCCCATCTCTGCATTCAAGGACTGGTGGATCGAGCAGCGCGACGGCTCGCACGACCAGACGCCCATCCCGTGGTTTGCCGACACGCAGGTTCCGCAGACGGTCAACCACAAGTTGACCCAGACCTTCCACCAGTTCACGACCACCACCGAGGTCGACCGGTTGCGCTTCGACTTCACCGCGCCGGCGGGCATCCAGTACATCGGCGCCGGCGGCGACGCACAGAATGCCTCGGTGCCGGTCGAGATCCAGTACCGCCTGAACGGCACCACGACCTGGCAGACGCTGCCGGGCTCGGGCAGCGTCACCGGCTACGACACCGTCAACAAGTGGGACCGCGTGGTCCTCACGATGGACGAGTACGGCAATCCGATCCTGTACACGACCTACGTGCCCACGGGAGCCGAGGTCCTGGTGGGCAACACCTGGTACATCGAGCGCGTCGGCGCCGACGGCAACCCGGAGATGATGAAGGTCGGCGAGCGGATCGTCTCGGCGGTGTCCAACACCAACCTGTTCGTCGTCTCCGGCAACCAGACCACTGCGCTGCGTCGCTCGTTCTTCAGCCATCCGCTGCCCGAGGGCGTGTACGACGTGCGCGTGCGCCGCACCACGGAAGAGCTCTTCGGCCAGGACATCGGCGAAGACACCATGATCGACCAGCTGTACTGGACCGACGTGGTGGAGATCACGACCGAGGATGTCGCGTACCGTCACACCGCGCTGCTGGCGCTGAAGATCCGCCTGGGCGACCAGCTCAGCGGCATCCCGACGATCACCTACATCCACCCGGGCAAGAAGATCCAGGTGTGGAACGAGCAGACCCAGCAGTGGGTGTACGAGTCCAACGCAAGCCCCGCCTGGGTGACCTTCGACATCCTGTCCAACCAGCGCTACGGGGGCGGCGCCGCCCGCTCGCGCTTCGTGCTGGACAAGTGGAAGGACTGGGCGATCTACTGCGCCGAGAAGCAGCTGAAGTTCAACGGCGTGTTCGACACCCAGACCAACGTCTGGGATGCGTCGCAGATCTCCATGCGCTGCGGTCACGCGCAGATGGTGCGCGTGGGCACGCGCTACAGCGTCGCCATCGAGCGGGCGGAAGAGCCCGTGATGATGTTCTCGGTGGCGAACATGATCAAGGGCTCGTTCCGCGAGTCCTGGACCAGCGTGGCCGAGCGCGCCAACGAGATCGAGGGCACCTACCACGACAAGGAAGACAGCTACAAGCCACGCACGATCCGCGTCTACGACGCCGCGGCGATCAACGCCGGGCACCCGCAGCGCTCGACCCCCGTCGAACTGAAGGGGGTCACCTCCGCGCAGCAGGCGTGGGACGACCTGAACATCATGCTGAACATGAACCGCTACATCCAGCGGTCCATCCAGTTCAGCGCGCCGGTGGAGGCGATCGCCTGCACCATCGGCAGTGTCATCCTGGTGCAGCACGACATGCCCGCCTGGGGCGTGGGCGGACGCGTCGAAGCGGGCAACACCACCACCGTCGTGAACCTGGACCGGCCGGTCACGATGGAGCAAGGCAAGCTGTACAAGCTGTGGGCGCACCACAGCGCGGTGCAGCGCTACACGGGCACGGTCGCGTCGGTGGTCAACGGCGCCGAGCAGACCTCGCTCGTGCTCAACGGATTCAACGGCACCCAGGTCGTCGACCGCATCAAGGTCGCCGGCAAGGATGTACGGGTCGACGCGGTGTTTCAAAGCGGCGCGCAGTGGGGCGTGACGATCGCTTCGACCGCGGTCAGTGCGGGCGCCGCCTACGAGCTGTGGGCCACCGACGTCATCGAGACGGTCGACGTCAACAACCCATCGACCGGCGCTGCGGTGACGGTCGAGCAGGTCACGCTCGCCGCGGCGCTGGTGCAGGCGCTGCCGCAGTATTCGAACTTCATGTTCGGCGAGGTGAACAAGGTCGCCAAGCCGTTCCGGGTGAAGTCGATCTCGGGCACGCACGAGTCCAAGCGCGACATCGTGGCGCTCGAGTACAACGCGAGCGTGTACAACCCCGCCGGCGCGGTGCCCACGCCGAACTACTCGAGCCTGGTCACCACGGTCCAGCACGTGACCATCGACGGCGTCGACGAGAGGATCGTGCAGCACGGCATCTCGTATAAGTCACGAGTGACTGTGCGCTACTCGTCGAGTCAGCAGACCTACCAGTCGTCCAACGTCTACCTGTCGCGCAACGGCGGCGCGTTCGAGTGGGTGGGCAAGGACATCTACTCGGTGACGGTCGACGGCGCCACTGGCGAGGTGCTGAAGTTCAAGGTGGTCGCGGTGGACGTGACGGGCAAGAGCGCGCCCGACTCCACCGCGCCGGTGTCGGCGAACTACACCGTGCTGGGCAAGACCTACCTGCCCTCGCAGGTGACGGGCCTGCAGCACGTGTTCACGAACCTGGGCATCGAGTTCAGCTTCAACGCGCCTTCGGATGACGACTGGCTGACCACGCAGGCGTCGACCACCGAACTGTTCGCCGCCGGCACCGTGGTGTTCGACGCGAAGACGACCAAGTTCCTGTGGGACTTCAGGGCGGCGGGGTCGCACACGCTGTGGTTTCGCCACACCTTCCAGGGCGGGCGCGAGACCACCCCGGTCAGCCGCGTGGTGCCGGTGCTGCGTCCCGCGGACGTGATCTTCCAGCCGACCGTCGAGCTGGGGCAGACGGTGACGTGCCGCTGGAACGACTGCAAGACGTCGCAGCCGCTGAAGCACTACATCGTCAAGATCGCCCCGGTGGGCGACACGACGACCGCCTGGGCCGCGCTGCCGGAGTTCACCCGGCTGCCGGGCAACACGCAGGCGCAGACCTTCACCTTCGACACGGTGGGTACGCGGCGCATCTACATCATGGCCGAGGACGTCGCCGGCAACACCAGCGCGACCGCTGCGTGGGACACCGTGACGACCAGCGCGCCGCTGGATGGTCAGGATGGCGTGGATGGCGAGGACGGCACCCCGGGTCAGAACGCTGTCACCGCGCTGCTCAGCAGCGAGGCGGTGGTGCTGCCCGCCAACGTCGCCGGCGCGGTCACCTCCTACGACGGCGCGTCGACGACGATCAAGGTGCTCAACGGCGGCACCGACGACACCGCGAACTGGAGCTTCACGCGGCTCAACGGCCCGAACGTCACCAGCACGCTGGTCGACGCCACGCTGACCGTGACGAGCCTGGGAGAGACGCAGGATTCGAGCTACGTCGACATCACGGCGACCCGATCGGGCTACCCGTCGCTGACCAAGCGCTTCAGCGTTTCCAAGAGCAAGCAGGGCTCGGCCGGCGCCAGCCCGATCGAGCTCGTGCTCACCAACGAGGCGCACGTGGTTCCGGCAGATGCCGCCGGTACGGTGACCAGCTTCGCAGGTGCCGCTACCACGGCGTTCGTGTTCAACGGGTCGGCTGACGACACCGCCAACTGGACGCTGACGCGCGTCAACACCAACTGCACGAGCACGATCTCAGGTGCTACGTTCACCGTGACCGCGATGACCGCGGACGTCGCCTACGTCGACGTCACCGCGACCCGCTCGGGCTACCCCACCCAGACCGCGCGTTTCACGATCACCAAGGCGAAGGCGGGCACCAGCGGAACCAATGGCACCAACGGACAGAACGCGACCGCCTACTGGTTGTCGCGCTCCATTGCGGCGATCCAAAAGTCTGCCGCCGGCGCCTACACGCCCACCAGCGTGACCTTCACCGCGTACTCCGCCACCGGCACCGCCGCGCCGGCGCCGTACGCGGGCCGCTTCATCATCGCCACCAGCACGGACGGCACCACCTACACGAACCAGTACACGTCGTCGGCCAACGAGTCGTCGAAGGCGTACACGATCCCCGCCAGCATCAAGACGGTGCGCGTGCGCATCTACCTGGCGGGCGGCACGACCACGCTGCTGGACGAGGAGATCGTGCCGGTGGTCTCCGATGGCACGAACGGAACGAACGGCGCACAGGGCCCCCGCGGCGCCACGCGAGCGAGCCGTGTTGTCGCCACCGCCAGCTGGAGCGATGCGGAAGCAAACGCCGCCATCACCAGCGCCGGCTATGCCGGCCCGATCGACTTCGACGAGGTCACGCTGTACAAGACGGATGGCACGTTCGCGCAGACGCGCGTGCGCTCGGGCACCAGCTGGCTGACCATGGCCGCGGTGATCGACGGCAACCTGCTGGTCCGCGAGTCGGTGCTTGCCGACCGGATCAACACGCGCGGACTGGACATCAAGGATTCCGCGGGCAACGTCATCTTCAGCGCGGGCCAGAACCTCGCCATGTCGCGTATCAACGCGAACTTCGGATCGAACCTGCTCTACAACGGCGACTTCAGCAGCGGGCTGGACGGGTGGACGTACGGCACGCCCAGCGGTGTCGCGCCCAGCGTCACCAGCTACAACTTTGCCAACTGGTGGCTCCAGGCGTTCCCGGGTCGCGCCGGCAGCAACGTCTTCTATACGCAGCAAGTAGGCGGGCTCACCGTTCCCAGCGGTGAGACCGACTGGTACTACGAGTACATCGGGCCCGCCTGCCCCGTGGAGGGCGGCAAGCGCTATGTCGTCAGTGCCTACACGGGCGCGCATCGCTGCGCTGTCAACGTGTTCTTCTACTGGTACGACGCGGCTGGCGCGTTGGGCGGCTGGAGCGACAACGCTGGCAATGCGGGCCCGGGCTCAGTGCATGCGAATGCTAATGAGGCAGGTGGCGGCACCGCTCTTTCTGGCTACAAGCGCATCTACGACTCCAGGACGCTGCCGTCGAACGCCGCATTCGTGCGCCCGGTCATCCGCAAAATGGCGACGCTCAATGGGTACGCCGACAGTTATGCCTTCGTCGGACGCGTGCAGATCGAGGAGGTGCCGGCGGGTGTGAGCACGCCGGGCCCGTGGTCGACGTCGGGCATCACCGACCAGACGGCAGTGCGTGCGCTGAACCCGATCACGAGCGGCAACGCGTCGACGTACATCGCCAATGCCGCCATCGGCAGCGCCCAGGTGGGCGTCCTCACCGCGGCCAACCTGACGGTGCAGGCGATGAGTAACACCATCAACGGCAGCGCCGGCAGCGGTCAGCGGGTCGAGGTCCAGACCAACCGGGTGCTGGTCTACGACAGCTCGAACGTCCTGCGCGTGAAGCTCGGCGACCTGAGCTAAGTCACGGGTGACGTATGGCATTCGGACTGCAGATCTTCGACACGTCGGGCGCAATGGTGTTTGACAGCACCGGCGCCACCGGGGGCGTGCCGGTGGGCTTCTGGGCGGGCGGTGCGGGCACGTTGTCCTTTCCCCAGTTCGCGGGCAGGACGATGGCCGCAATCATGATCAGCGGCAGTTCGGAGTGGTGGACCGAAAGCGGGCTGGGGGTGACCATCAGCTACGCCTCTGGCTATCCGGTGGTCACGGTGGCGAGCTACGCGCCCACGTTCATGCTGGCGGTGTGGTGATGGCATTCGGCATTCTGATCAACAACCCGAGCGGCGAGATGGTGCTGTCGAGCGACACCTACTTTCCGGTGTACCTGGGCAAGGCGACGGTCGTCTCAACGGTGCAGCCATTTGGCAGCGGCACCGCCGCAACCGGCACCGGCAACGGAGGCTACAGCACCTGTTCGTTCAACTACGCGGGGCAAATTGTGCCCGTGCTGAAGCTGGCACCGGGCCACAAGGGGACGATCTATTCGTGCACGCAGTCGGGCTCGACCTGGACGATACGGGCTTCGTATACGAACGGCAGTCAGGTCACCGACCTGAACTCGCCGACGAACGGCATGTTTCTGCAGACGGCGCCCGAGATCTTCGTCTTCGGGTTCGTCACCTCGCTTGGCGGCTCCTACGGCGCCGCGATCTACAACTCCAGCGGTGTGCTGGTGGGCGACCTGACGCGCCGGCCGCTCATTCTCAAGCAGCGCATGAACCTGCCCGTCAACACCACGTCCGCGGCGGTCAACACCCCCGCTGTGGTGCCCGGGGTCCTGGGTCGCTGCTTTGACACGAGCGTCACGGGCGGTCCAACCGGCATCCCGGAGATCTATCGCCTGGCGTACAGCCAGTACATCTTCAGCTGCAGCAGCACCACATTCGCCCGCGGGCTGGATCGCCGCAAGATCATGAACACCGGCGCTGACAACCCGCACCCCGACAGCATCCGGGGCGTGGACGTGTGGCTGGTCGAACTCAACGGACTTACCTGAAGGCACAACATGCCCATTCTCAAGAACGCCACCACCCCGAACGGCACTGCCGTGGGCTTCCACAAGATCAAGTCTGCCACCGTCGACTACACCGCCGGCACGGCACTGGCACAGGTCGCCAGCTGGCCCACGGAGCAGGCGCACAACGAGGGACTGGGGCTGACCTGGATGTGGCCGGTCGTCGTGCCCATCGATCGCCTGGCGGACATCGAGACCGCACTGTGCGAGCTGTCGGGCAGTCCCTTCCTGGCCGGCGTGACGACCGCGGACATGAGCGAAGGACTGGACGCGGTCAAGATGCGCAAGAACGCGGAGATCAACGCCGCGCGCTTGGCGGCGAACCGCACCACCTTCGTCTTCGCCGGCAAGGACATCAGCTGCGACGAGCTCAGCCGCAGCGACATCGACGGGGTCAACGGCATCGTCGCGCTCACCGCCGCGCTGCCGCCGGGCTTTCCGAACGCATGGAAGGCCCTCGACAACACCTACGTCTCGATCCCCGATGTCGCGACCTGGACCGCCTTCTACGCGGCAATGGTGGCGAAGGGGACCGAGAACTTCGCCCACTCGCAGCAGCTCAAGGCGCAGCTCGAGGCGGCAACCACCCATGCACAAGTGGAGGCAATCCAATGGTGAAACTGGCCCTGTACAAGAAGCGCGGCAACTGGATCAACTGGCTGATCCGCTGGCGCACCCACAGCCCATACAGCCACTGCGAACTGGTGGTCGACGGCTGGTGCTACTCCTCGTCGGGGCGCGACGGCGGTGTGCGCGCCAAGCAGATCGACCTGAGCGAAGGCTGGGACGTGGTCGAGGTGCCCTGGGCGTGGGTGGGCAAGCAGGACGTGCTCGACTTCTTCGCTGTGACTTCAGGCTGCCGCTACGACTACCTGGGCGTGATCATCGGTGCCGTCTTCGGCACCAAGACGAACAAGCGCAACCGCTGGTTCTGCTCGGAGTGGTGTGCCGAAGCGCTGGGAATGGCAGAGCCCTGGCGCTGGACGCCGGCGAGCCTGGCGGCGATCTTCTCGGCACCTGGCAGTAAGTAACCGGTGACTTGACTGCGCGGGCCTGCTGGGCAAGAATCCCGCGCATCGACAACCCGCCCACGAGTGACCGCTGGAGCAAATAGTGGAACTGAACAACACCATGAAAGCCCTCGTGGACCTGAGCCCGCCGGTGGGTGTCAGCCTGGCGACCTTCCTGGGCGCCTGGATGCCGCCCATCGTCTACATCCTGACCGCGGTCTACACCGCGTTTCGCCTGTACTACCTGATCACCGACAAGATGCACGAGCGGCGCGAGCGCGCGGCCGGCAAGGTGGTCCAGACCAAGGACGTCGAGTGACCGAAGCCGGGCTCGCCATCATCCGGCACTACGAGCGCTTCGAGCCGGTCTGCTACCTGTGTCCTGCCGGCGTGCCCACCTGGGGATACGGCGACACCGAGGGCTTGACGATGGCGGACGTGGGCGTCAAGCGCACCACGATGCCCGAAGCGGAGCGCCGGCTGCAGGCGCAAGTCGCCAAGCGTGAGCGCATCGTGCGCGCGATGCTGACCCGCCCGGCCACCGACAACCAGGTCTCCGCGATGGTGTGCCTGGGCTACAACATCGGCAACGAGGCACTGCGTAGCTCGAGCGTGGTGCGCTTTCACAACGCCGGCGACACGCTGCGCGCGGCCAACGCGTTCCGCCTGTGGAATAAGGCGCGCGATCCCAGGACCGGCGTGCTCAAGGTCCTCAACGGCCTGGTCGCGCGTCGCGAGAAAGAGCGCGAGCTCTACCTGACGCCGTGAACTTCAAGCAGTTCCTGCGCTTCACCTCCGCCGGCATCCAGGCGTGGCTGACCATCTTCGTGACCACGGTCTACAACGCCGTGCTCGCGATCGGGCTGTTCCACGGCAAGGTCTCGTTCCAGGAATACATCATGGCGGTGGGCCCGATCAACACCATGGTCATGGCGTTCTGGCTGGGCAGCGAAACCCGCGCCGCCCAGCCGCTCATCCCGCCCAAGTCCGATGCTGAGCAGTGAAGCGATCAAGCTGCTGGCCGTCGCCGGCGTCGCCGCGACGCTGTTCGTCACCGGATGGACGGTGCGCGGATGGAAGGCCGAATCCGACGAAGCGCGCGAGCAGCGCCTGGTCCAGCAGGTGATCGACAAACAACGCGCCCACGAGAGCCGCGTTGCCCAAACCCTCGAAGACAAGCTCGCCCGCCTGAAGGCGAACGAGCGTCTGGTGGAGAAGCATCGTGAAACGATCGTTGAGCGCCCTGTGTATCGCAACGGCTGCATTGACGATGACGGCGTGCGCCTCATCGAAGCAGCCCGTGCAGGCAAAGCCCCAGCAAGCGGCGCTTCTGCAGCCGTGCCCTGATCACCTCTCCGAGCACCAGGGCGTCACCGGCGCTGAGCTGCTCGCAACCATGCTCCGGTGGGCGGACGAATACAACGTCTGCGCCGCGCGCCACAACGCGCTGGTCGAATCGTTGAAGGACAACTGAATGGACAACTCGACGCTGCAGCGCCTGAAGGACTTCGCGCTGGTCTACAACGACACCGAGGGCTTTCCGACGATCTCCGACGTCGCTGCCAAGCTGGGCAAGGCACCGTCCACCGTCCGACACACCGCAGCCGAATACCGGCGCATCCAGCCGCTGTCCGTGGAGCTCGAGCCACTGATCTCCCGGGTGGGCTCGCTCATGCCGTTCCAGCACCAGCTGGGCGACGACGTGCCGATGTCCGAGGACGAGAGCAAGTTCCACCCCGAGTTCACGGCGCAGGACTGCATCAACACGCTGCGCGAGTTCGCCCTGGCAGACCCGGATCGGGTCATCAGCCGCAACAACTTCCGCGTGCACGGGCCCATCTCCGAGTCGACCTGGAACCGCTTCTTCGGCACCTTCGAAGAGTTCAAGCGCCAGGCCGGCATCAAGCTCACCCGGCAGCAGCACGGGCTCGAGCGCGCAATCGCCAAGCACGCCAGCGTCGACCACTATCGGCGCATGAACATCGAGCGCGGCGACTACGCCGAGCGCTACATCCGCGAGGCGCCCACTCGCTTCAAGACCCGCATCTTCTGCAGCGACTTGCACGACGAGGAGATGGACCCGTTCTATCGCCGGGTGCTGATCGACACGGTCAAGCGGGTGCGCCCCGACAGCTTCACCATCGTGGGCGACGGCTTGGACCTGCCCGAGTTTGGCAAGTACAGCGTCGACCCGCGCGAATGGGGTCCGGTGCGTCGCATCAACAAGTTCCACATCTTCTGCGCGGACATCCGCGAGGTGTTCGAGGGTCAGTTCGACTTCGTCGAGGGCAACCACGAGTTCCGCCTGCTGCGTCACCTGGGCGACGAGACGCCGGCGCTGAAGACAGTGCTCGCCGAGCTGCACGGCATGGACATCCGCAAGCTGCTCGGGCTGGACCGTTTCGAGATCAACTACATCGCCAAAGCAGACCTGGCAGCATTCCGCGAGAAGGACATCCAGCTCGAGGTCGGCAAGAACTACAAGATCTACGACAACGCCTTCATGGCGCACCACTTCCCGCACGCCCGCGACATGAACATGCCTGGCTGCAACGGGCACCACCACAACCACACGGTGTGGCCGCACTTCAATCCGATGTTCGGCGCCTACGAGTGGCACCAGATGGGGTGCGGTCACAAACGCGACGCGAGCTACTGCGCCGGCGAGAAGTGGCACATGGGATTTCTCATCGCCCACATCGATACGCGCACCCGCCAGGTCGTCAGCGAGTACATCCAGGTCACCGACTTCGCCTGCGTCGGCGGCAAGTTCTATCACCGCGAACCGAACGAGCAGACCGGCGCTCCGAGCTTTACCCTGTAAGGTTGACCACTAAGTCACCAGTGACTAAGATTCTGCCTTCATTCGAGGAACAAACATGCCCATCGTTTCCAGCGACATCAAGCAACGCCTGAGCGGCGGCGCCGGCAACAGCTCCGCCAATGCGTCGCTCGGCGGCGTCAAGAGCTCCAACGACGCCCCTTCGGCCCTGTTCGACAACGTCTCGAGCGGCGAAGCGATCGCTGGTTCGACCGAGTACCGCTGCGTCTACGTGCACAACGCGCACGCGACCCTCACGCTCACCGCGGCGAAGGTCTGGTTGCTCGCCAACACCCCGAGCCCCGACACCACGGTCGACATCGGTCTGGGCAGCTCGGCGGTCAACGGCACCGAACAGACCGTCGCCAACGAAACGACGGCGCCCACCGGCGTCAGCTTCTCCGCTGCTGGCACCGAAGGCTCCGCCCTGGCGATCGGCGACATCCCGCCGGGCCAGCACAAGGCGGTGTGGGTCCGGCGCACGGTCAACACCAACACCACCGCGGCAAACGACACCTTCTCGCTGCGCGTCAAGGGCGACACGCTGCCCTAAGCGCAACGAAAGCTGAACGGTGGCAACCCCGACCAACGGCTCGTACAACGCCCCCTTCGGCGCCACCGCTGGCGTCTACGGCGGACGACAGAGCCCACACACCCCTCCGGCATTCACGGCTGCGCCGGTCATCCTGGGCATTCCCACGGAGGGCGTTCCGGTTGCCTTCAACTCGGGCACCTGGACGGGGTCACCCACGCCGACCGCGACCCGCCAGTGGCTGCTCGATGGGGTGGACATTCCGGGCGCGACGGGCTCCACCTACACGCCCACGAGCTCCGACGTGGGCAAGCAGCTGGCGGTGCGCCAGGACATCAGCAACGTTGCGGGTGTCGCCAGCAGCACGAGCACCGCGGTCACGATCGCCGCCGGCGGAGGCGCCGGCGACACGGTCGTCTCCTTCTCGCTGAAGACGACCAACGCGGGCACTGCCACCTACCCGTTCTACCTCACCCACCCGTTCGGCAAGGGTGAGATCCCCACGACGCTCGCGTGCAGCGGGCTCTCCGACTATCGAGTGGCGGTGCTGCGTCGCTGGAACGACGGCAGCGTCAAGCACGCACTCATCATGGGTCAGGCGAACCTGACCCAGAACACGCCGCTCACGGTCGCCATTGCCCCGGGCACGCCGCCCTCGTCGGGCACCAACCGCGCGCAAACCGACATCCCGGTCGGCACCTACAGCATCGGCATGGGTGGGTTCGGAACCTTCACGTTCGCCCCGCGCACCGACACGCCGTACTACAGCTTGCAGACGCCGCTGTGCGGCGAGTTCTGGTTCCGTCAGATCGACCCCAACACGAAGATGATGGGCTGCATGGGCGTGCGCGTCTACATCGACGGGCGCGTGCAGTGCAAGCCGTTCATCGCCAATGGGCGCCTGGACAACGGGTCGGGCGCCAAGGACACCACGATCGTCGAGCGCGTCTTCGTGCCGACCTTCGTGGTCAACGGCGTGCAGGTGTTCAACAACGGCGGGGTCAACGCCACCCTGCGCAAGGGCGCCCGCATCATGGGCGACAACACCGAGGACGGCTGGTACTGGACGAACGGCAGCAACCCGAACATCACGCCCAGCTTCGATGTGGACTACCTCGTGTCCACCGAACTGGTGCCGATGTACGGCTACGGTGTACCGAGTGAATCCGACCTGGCGGCGCTGATCCAGAACTATGTTCTCGGCAGCAATGGTCAGCTCTGGGCGGACATGGGCGGACCCGGTGCGCAGTTCCAAATTGGGCCGTTGACCGACGCCGATGCGAAGTACCTCAGAAGCGGTGACCCACGGGCCTACCGCGCCGTGCTGTGCACCTCCTCGTCCCTGAACAGCTACAACATTGCGAATGGTCTTACCGCCGATGGCAACGTCCTGAAGCCTAGCTCGTTCGGCACCTGGACCCAGGATGGCCCGAACCAGGGTGGCTCCAACAACGCAGGCAACAGCGCTTACGTCTGGGACATCGCGCACCACGGCAGCGGCGGCTATCTCGCGTACATGCTGACGGGTGACCGCTGGCACTACGAGACGATGATGCTGCAGATGGCGACTGCCTATCTGTGCGTGCACTCGGCAGCCGGCAGCGGTGTGAACCGCAACATGACGGGCCCGGATCTCGAAAGCCAACAGCAGATCCGCGGTCACAGCTGGACCATGCGCACGCTGGGGCAGCTCGCCGCCATCGCGCCTGACGCAGAGCTGGCAGCCGGGCAGATCGCCGCGGAATACCGCACGCTGCTGGTCAACAACTACAACCAGTTGCTGGCGCGCGTTTATGACGGGTCGGCGCCCCGCAAGCTCAACATCCTGCACATCCGGGAATACAGCCTGTGGGGACAGACTGGCGACATCCCGCTGTGGCAAGTGAACTTTGGCGTCATCACGCACGCGATGAACAGCGAGAACGACTGCGTGCCGGATTCCGCCTACGCGGCGCTCGAGCAGGTGCGCGACTTCAGCTACGGCGTGCCCATCGGGCTGCTCGGCGTCAGCGGTCTCGCGCACAACCATGACTTCACACGCGCCGCCGCCTACGGCAACAAGGTTGCCGATGACACCAACGGCAACGGGTTCGCCAAGAACTGGGGCGATTTCCACCTCAAGAACTACGGCAGCCTGAACACCACAGCATCGAACACGCTGACGGGTACGGACACCGCAAACCCGGAAAACCTGATCGACGACAGCTACTGGGCCATCCTCCACTGCGCCATCTCCTATGCCGTGCAGCACCGGGTCGAGGGCGCACTCACCGCCTACCGTCGTCTGCACAACGCAACCAACTGGGCAACCGGTGAGGCCACGCTCGCGCAGAACTCGAAGTGGGGCATCAAGCCGCGCTCGATTCCTTCGGTGCCGTACAGCTTGCCCAGCACGGTCAACACCTCCGTGCTGGTGGGCACGAACACGGCGCGCTCCATCAAGCCCAGCGGTTGGACCGATGGGCAGTTCGACCTGAGCACGTTCCACCCGTACGGCGGCGGCGTGCATGTTCCGTGGTACGGCAGTGCCGGCGCGTGGATCTTGGCGAACCCCGGCGGGCACAACAACCAGGGCCTGCTGGGCTGCATCGGCTTCGACATCGGCACCCAGACCTGGTTCTTGCTCCCCAACGCAAACGGAGTGACGTTGGACTCGGCGCCGGTGTGGCCGGCAGAAGCGAACGCCTCGCCGTGGTACGAGATGCTCGAGGCCACATCGGGACAGATGCCGGCACCGGGGCACATCTACGCCTCGCACGTAGCGCTGCGCCGCGGCAAGAAGGGTGTGGTCATCTCTCCCACCCGTGGCGCGATGTTCGACGGCCCCAACGGCGGCAACTTCTCGTCGCCCTCGGCGCACCAGGTGGACTTGGAGACGGGGCTTTTCACGCGCGCATGCGCCAACGCGAACGCCTCGTCGACCATCCACGTTGAAGGCTCGTCCGCCTACGACCCGGTTGACGGTCGGATTTACTTCACCGACTCCGCGTTCTGGACTCGTCAGTTCATCTCGTACATCCGTCTGAGCGACATGACGTTCCAGACGCTGCCGCTGACCGGCTGGCCGCCGTCGGGCACGCCTGGCGAGTACACCAAGATGACGATCATCCCGGAACGCCGGATGCTGCTCATCGTCGACGGTGCCGGCTTGCTGTTCGGCGTGGACCTGACACAGACGACGCCCACCATCACGCAGCTCGCGACGGATGGGCCCGGGTTCGCGAACAACAACGGCGCGAACACCTGGGTCTGGGTCCCGCGCAAAGGCAAGCTGTACCAGAAGGGCTCGTCCACCGGCAACGTGCTCAACACGATCACGCCGCCGCAGACCGCCCACGGTCTCACTGGCAACTGGACCAAGAGCAGCGTGACGATCGGCGGCTCGGGCATGCCCAACCGTGTCGAGACGCAGGAGCACTACACCTGCCTGTTCTACAACGAGGTGACCGATTGCCTCGGCTGGATCGCGGGCACCACTCAACAAGTGGCACATGCCTTGGTTTGACCACGCAGATAAGTCACCCGTGACGTAATACAAATGGCATTCAATCCTCTCAACGCCCTGTCGCCGACCGACAACTTCAACCGCGCCAACGGCAACATCGGCGCGGACTGGACGCACATCCGCGAGTTGTCATGGGACAACATCCCGCCGCAGATCGTGAACCAGGTCCTCGTCGGCAAGGCCGGCGGTGTCGCGCACTACCAGGTGGCGCGCTGGGCGGGCACGGGGACCTTCACCGACGACCAGTACGTCGAATTCACGCTTGCCGGGATCGCGTTCAACGGTGACGGTTTCCTCGCCGGCGGCGTGGTCCGCTGCTCTGCGGACACAGACACCGCGGCGGACTTCTACGGGGTCTACATCCTCGACGACGCGCCCAACGGTGGCAATCACACGACCGTCGTCTTCAAGATGGTCAACGGCACGTCCACGCCCATCGCGACGCTGACCAACGTCGCCTGGTCGAACGGCGACAAGGGTCTGCTGTCGGTCGTCGGGTCGACCATCCGTCTGTACAAGAACCGCGGCACGCCAATCGGCACATGGACGAACCAGACCGACATCCCGTCCGGCGGCAAGGCAGGCGTGCTCGTCGGTGGCAACGCCACCGCGGCGATGGGCATCGACGAGGTCGAGCTCGGCAACGTGACGTCGAACGACCCGCCGACCTTCAGCGGCCCGAACATCGACGACATTACCGTCACGGTCAACACCTCGATCGGCTCGACCGACTACAGCGGTCGGTTCACCGACGCCGGCGACACGCTGACCTTTGCCGTGGTGGGCACGCTGCCGACCGGCGTGAGCCTGTCCAGCGCGGGCGTGCTGAGCGGCACCCCGACCCAGACCGGAACGTTCGCGGGCCTGGTGATCCGCGCCACGGACACCGCAGCGCAGACGGTCGACAGCGACACGTTCACGATCACCGTCAACGCCGCGGGCGACACGACGCCGCCGACGCTCTCGAGCCCGACCAGCTCCGCAACGG